ATGGCTTGAAGAACTCCGCGGCCTCACTAAATACGAGGTCAAAGTAATTACCGCCTAGGTGTTCTGGGCGGATGTCACCTTTGCTGGCTCGGCGGTCCTTTTTGCCCTGCATGAGGCAGAGCACATCTCCGAACATAAGGACGTGGCCGTTCTGGGCGCGGCATTCATCGAGGTGTTTGCTTAGCAGCTTACGGTCACACTTTGGGTTGTCTAAGTGGATGTCACTAAGTAGCAGGAATGTCGCTGTTTCGGTAAAGGTTGTGTAGGGAATGCGCAGCTCTAGAAGCTCTGGCGTCTTGCGAATAGAGGTGATGTTCACAAGACTGGGTTCCATGTGTACTTAGCCTAAGGGGCGTGGCTTACAAGCATTGCCCAGCCGGTGCCTGGGCCATCAACCTCCCAGCGGCGCAACCAGTTTTTACGGCTGTAGGCGATTCCGGCACCTTTGGTGTGGTTGAGGTAGCCGCCGTTCACCATGTCGGCCTCGCCGTTCGGATCGTTGTGGATGTAGGCGCCGCTGGTTGCTCCGATGATCACGGACCAGTGGCCACCGCCGGTAGGCGCACCGACAGGCCCCTTATGCAGCCAGCCGACCATCACGGGGCGCCCTGCCTCCAGCTCGGTGTCGATCACGGCAGGGCTGCAGTTCGTGCGCAGACGCGCGTTGAGCCCTAAGGATTGCATCGCCTTGATCTGCGCTTGTGCGTCGGTGGTATCGCCGTACCTAGCGCGGATCTTGTTATAGGCATCGTCGCCGCTTACTTTGCCGTAGAACCGACTTACCATGGCAGCGCTGCTGCTGAAGCACTCGCGGTAACCTGTGCCGCTGGCGTTGTCGTTCTGCGCCTCATAAGGAACGCGCAACAAAATGCCCTGCTGTTGCAGTTGTGGGGTGCCTTTTTGCCACAGTGCCCCTTCGGCCTTACGGCGGCGCAGTAGGCCGGCTTCGACACTCGTACCAGGGTTGCGGTAAAGCAGCAGTGCCGCTGGTACGGCGGCGAAGTCCTTGTCGCGCAGCGCTGCGCTGATGGTGTCGAACCCAGGCTTACCGTAAAAGTCGGCGCCTAAGTTGTAAGCGAAACTTACGAGTGCGCAGCGTTGCGGATCGTTCAGTGTGCTCCAGGTTGGGACGGTGGAGCGGAGACGTTCGGCAATGCGGTCCACCTCCAGGCGGAGCAGCATATCGGCTTCGATTACGTTGATCTTGTCGCCACGCTGCACGGCGCTGCCATCCGGGAATCGCGTGGTGCCGTAACCGATCGTCCACGGATCGCCGCCGCTAAGCGGATCGGGATAGGCGCTAAGGTGGCAGCCTTCAAACTCCTTGATGATCTGGATCGCATCAGCTAAGTCGGTCTGCTTGCCTGGGACGCTCCAGGTCTTGAACCAGCTCTGATCTCGGCTTAGGAGTTGGGGAGCGCGTTTGTTTATTGCTGCTTCCAATTCGCTTACGGCGGCCATTTGATGCGGAAGGCCGCGATAGAACTTAAACAGGTCGCTTAGGCGCAATGGGCCGGAAGTCATGGGCGTTGCATGTGTTGGGGAAGCGACTGCCGATAAGCAAAGGCGCCTTTGATCTCAGACCAGATGATGGGGCTAAGCATTGCAGCAACCACTGCGAGGATGATTACTTGCGCCATGCGCGTTTCAAGGCGGCCAACACGAACGCCCAAGCTGCTGCGCTCCCCTTTGTCACTTGTGGCGGCGTCGAGCAGCTGCTTGAGTTGGCCCTCCAGCACGCCGATGGCGCGGAGGATCTCGCCGTGCGATGGCTCGCCCATTGGCTTAGCGCTTGCGGGATGCGATGCCGCGCAGTGCGGCGAGGATCAGCTGAACCCAGCCGTTGGCCTTGACGCCAGGCAGCAGGCTGAGGATTTCGGAGCCGGCCAGCAAGGAGGCCACGATGCCGGTTACTTGCTCGGGAGTAGGGGCGGCCATAAGTGGAGGTGTCGCATAGGCAGCCTAGCCCGCAAGGGTTGCATAGGCAGCGGCTCTGCACAATGGCGGCGCCGTAGCGTTACGCTACGGCTTACCTTGGCCGCGCCGCAGCTTTCGGCCGTGGCTGGGCTTGCTGTGCTGGCCCTGACCTTGGCGGGTGAGTTTGGGCTTGCCTGGTACATGCTCGACGCGGGCGGCGCCGGTTTTGCTTTTGACAGTCATGAAGTGACAGCCGATAGGCAGAGCTTACGCGGTTCCGTAGTCCGCGTCAACGTAGTCGGTAACTACGTAGGGGCCTATTGTGTATTCGCCCAGAACAGCCTGACTAAGGTTTGAGCTAGACGAGATGCTGGATACTTGTATGTAGTGTTTACCGGGCTTGGGGTTTTCTACGTCAAACACGAAACCCTGAACGTCTACGGTGACAAAATAGTCCGACTCGGGCCGGTACTTAACCCTGAACTGTCCGATGCCAGGGGGTGCCGTCCAGAAGAACGTGAGCTTCTTGACGGTGACGCCGTTGCGGTCGAAGTCGATCTCCGTACCACGCACATTCTGGGGGGCCGGCGGAAGTGGATTCAGTTGAGTGCCTTGCCGTGGCTGGAGCGGCACCGCATCCTCCACGTAAGCGTACTTCGCAGGGTTATAAGCTATTGCGGTTATTGCGTATTGGGAGCCGTCTTCTTCCTTTATTCCTAAGACGCGCCATAGGGTTGTCTCTACGATCGAGGTCTCCAGCGCCCAGATGGAGTTTGCATTAGGTGTGATGCTGAAGGGCTGTGTAACGGTGATTACACCGCCTGCGATTGTGGAGACCTGCCTGGTTTCTAGCGTTCCATCCGGCAGAATTACAGAAACAAGGGAGCTTGATGCCGCACCGCTTAGATCGGTTTCTGCTGCGTTGTCGATTGTAATTTGTGTGCTGGTCGCTGCGGCAATGCGACCGGCACGACGCGAACCAGCGTAGAGGGGGTCGGAGATTTTGATGATCTGACCGGGACGGATTTTTTGCCCAGCCTCCAACCCGGACTGGAACGTAACAACGTCTTTTTCGTAGCGCTCAGTGTAGATTAACCAGCGTCCCAGGCGGTTAGCTTGGCCCCTGCTTGTGCAGGCAAACGAGCTTATTTCTGTTTTTACGACACCATACTTATTTACAAGCTCGACATCCTCAGCTACCTCGTAAGCTGTGTCGCGCGTATCAAGATCCAAGTAGCTTACAACGGCCACATTAGGCCGCGTCTTTAGGCTGGAATTGCTGTAGACAAATCCGTCCTTAGATACGTTGGCGAGGGTGAATAGGTATGCGGGATCTGCGGGGCGATCTTGAACAACGGTAAGCGCTCCAGCGCTCCAGAAGCCCTGGCATCTCATTACGGATAAGAGGTCGTTTACGAGTCTGTAGGCGTCCTCTGATGTCTGGATATTTGCGTTGCAGGAGAAGCGGGCTTCCTCAGCGCCAAAGCCATCCGCAACCAACTCGTTGGCGTACTTAGAGGCGGCGTAGAAAGCCCACTTATCGAGATGTGTGGCTTTGATGTGGTCACCGAAACCGTAACGCGACTCTGTGAGCAGATCCCAGAGGATCCATGCGGGGCAGGATGTCCAGACCGCAGCTCCGAGGGTTCCGTTCCAGATGAAGTTGGGCGGGTAGATGATGCGACCCGTCGTTTGATCGACGGTTACACCGGCGGGTATCTGAACCTTGATGCCTTTGATTAGGTAACTGCGCTGTGGGATGGAGTTGAATTGCTGTGCGTTTACGCGGATGCCGACGAGAGCGCTGTTGGGGTAGCGCAGTTTTGCGTAGATAATCTCTGTATAGCTGCTCCATATTGTTTTATTATTCAGAAGCTGATCGCTGCTGTCTGCTGTAAGGCGCGTAACTTTTATGTCTGCGTTTATTCCTGCAGAGCGTGCGGCCAGCGGCACTACGTAAAGCTTTCGATATTCGTCTGATGTTCTTCCCGAGATAGTGTCTGTAATTACATCGGTATAGCCGCCACCGGCATACTGGACTGATATTTTTAGCGAAACAGAGGTGCCTAAGGTGTCGCCGGTATCCTGGTCAATTCGCTGCAGCGACGGAATGGAGATAGTAACTCGTACTGCGTCTACTTGAATGTCTGTGATCGTCTTTACGATGGGGAATGCCTGCTGTACCTCGACGCCGACTGGTTTTTCGTCTTCTACGCCGCCGCTGGCTAGGGGGATCCAGGTCTGGGTTTGTGTGCCGCTGCGTAGGTGGATCTCTACGTCTTGGAAGTTGTATGAACCGTCTGAGTTTTGAAGTGCTGTATTGTTGAAGAAAATTGACTTGTAGCCGTCTACCAAGCCTTCAATCTCGCCTTCGGAAATTAGGTCGAGGACATTAGCGTATTGTGTGGAGTTGAGGCTGTCCGCGTCGGTCCTGGGTTTGCGCGGAGCTGGTGCGCTACCTTTGCCACCCGCGCCGGAGACGAGTGCGTGCAGTGGTTGTACAGGGGATTGCGAGGATGTCATGGACTTACCACTTACCTGCTGGGCATTTTGCGATCCTAAACCGCACCTTAGCGCCCATAAAGCAGTAGCACAAAGAACACTGCCCCGTCAACTTTATGTAGTTTTCGCAGACGTGGCACAAAGCGAGGCGCCTATCGGCCTCACTTTGTTCGATGAACGGTGATAGGCTGTTGTTCGTCATAGTCTACGGGCACATGTTGACAGGCACAAGGGTAGAAATCAAACGTGTTGCGTATTTTATGGTGAACATGTCTCCGATGCTGCCGAGGTTGTTGTACGTTATCCCACTAAACACCGGCGGATAGCACGGTGGAGAGTTTGCATTTTCCATGCCAGCTATTAGTAATTTCAGGTTTTCGCTTTCCCCGCAAACAGCCATGCTAGAGCTTGGATCGTTTACAATCCACAGAGGCGAACCATAGCCCCCAGTGGAAGGACCGGCCGTGCGCAAGCCCTGGCCAGGGGCACCCTGGCACTTAACATAAAAGAACTCCAACTGATAGAACCACATATAGCCTTCAGGGGCTGGACGCACCCAGTCGTTCTCTCCCACGACTTTAATATATTGGTTTACCGATCCGTTAAAGCACTCTACGGTAGACATATACGTGGCGCCAACATCCCCTGGCGTCATAATTATGACGGCAGTGTTTTCGTCTTCCCACGAAGGTCTGATGTCCGCCGTGTGATAGGTAAGTATAGGTGGACTGCCTGTGGTGTAATCGTGTGTAGATATATGAACACCGTTTTTGTACCACTTAATAAGCTTGACTCCGCCTGCTCCATCGCAGCCTCCAGGAAGCAATCTGTTTGTATCGGTCGGGCTATCTAGTATTACAGCTTCGCCGGTTTTTACTTCATCGGAAACCCCCGCAGAGATAACAACGCTACCAACTAGGGTCTTACCGTAAACAAGCGGCACTGGCGTACCAGCTCGGCTCGTCTGTTGAATACCCGAGAAGTTGTAGCTTCTTTTTGTGTCGGTTACTGAGTCTTCACCCTGTCCTATTCGGGGCACAGGAGTAAGCAGCTGTGCTACGCCACCGAGCACCAAGCTTGCGCCTAGGCCAAGAAGTAAAGGAGCAGCAAATGGGACGAAAAAGGAAAGAACGACAAGTCCAATGCCAGCTAAAATACGGCCCACGGGACCGGAGCCTTCGACGGCTGGTATAATTTTAATGGCATCTACATTAGTTATATCGTGTAGTTCGTCTAGTGTTATTGCGGTGTGCGTGATTACTTTGTAGTGCTTGTCAGCCATGTGCTGTTCAAGCCCATCAAAATTAGTGACAAGAAAGCGCACGGCTTCTGCTGCTGTGCGTACGTCTGCCTCTAGGACTCGGGTGCCTACGAATTTCGCAAGGCTTCCGTATAGCCGGATCTTACGCAACATAACGCAACCTCCTTCCGGTACATTTAAGGAGCCAGCCTCCGTAGATGTCGCGGCTGCTGAGTCTTCCGCGTAGGTGGTGGAGTACCATGCCATCACCGATGTAGACGCCGCAGTGATTCAGTCCTGTGTTTGACTGGATTGACATAAGCAGTGCGTCGCCAGGTTGTAAGTCTTCGTCGTCGCTTAGTTCCCTGAAGCCGGCAGCGGGCCAGCACGCATCGAAGATGGGTGCGTCGGCAAAGTCAAGAGGGTTGACGGGGCGCTCCCAGTCGGGCAAAGCGATACCCTGCTCTGCGTACCAGTCCCTGACAAGAGTCCAGCAATCCTGCACGCCCCAGACCCATTCCCTACCGATGAGCGGTGCGACGTAGCCACAGGGCGTGTACGTGCTCCAGGCCAGCGTTTTGGGGTTGACGATGTGCCATGGCAAAGCTGTTTTTTCCGCTGCAACCATGTCTGCGTTGCTGGCAGTAGTCGGGAATGCGGGATGACTGTGTACTATGGCCACAACTTCGCCGGCCTGTTCCGCTTCCGCATAATCGTTTGGGCAGATACTGAACATCTGCTCTGGATAAGTTGCGATGTTTTTGCAGGGCCAGTAAGTTTCCTTACCTTTTACAATTACAACAAGGCCGCATGACTCGTGCGGATCGAGCGCTTGTGCATGGCTTAGTGCGGCGTCTTTCCAGCTCATACGAAGAAGGTTCCAATGCCCGGAAAGCCGCCGAATGGCAGTTGGGCGTACTGCCCAAATCGTAGCTCACACCCGGAGAGCTGCTTGCTGCACGAGTCTTGTGCAGAAGAGCCTACGGGCTGATCCTTGTCGTTGAAGTAGATTAGTCCTGTGTAGCCGCATTCGGCTGATCTGTAGACCCACTGACAGCGGGCAACACATTGACGCTTAGGGGCTCTAACGCCTACAAGATCGAATGCGCTGGCTAATTCGTACTCGACTGCTGTGCGAGTTTCCGACGCTTTTCTGTCTATGTAGTAAATTTCCGGTTCCCACGAGGCGTTGGGGTCGGCGGTTGGGTTAATGCTGGACGGAAAGTTTACGGCATCGAGAAAGCGTGCCAGGGTGCGGACGCGCACGACCTTGGCACCTTCTAAGCCTTCGGGTAAGGAGAGTATGAGGTTTGATAAGGTTCCTAGGACGTTGGCGGCGCGGATTTTAGGGCGGGGTAAGGAGCCTTGACCGTCCCATTCAAACCCGTCGGCCTCGATGGGAAATGCCTGGTACGTATTTCCTTGCCAAACTACGTTGCTCTCCAGCTGATTGGTGCCAGCGTGGAAGTAGAATGTCTGGTTTATGCCGTGTTGTGCGGTATTCAGTACGAGCTGGAACAACTCAATTACCGCTCCAGGGGAAACCTCCTGGAGCGAGGACGTGATAACCGAGTCGCCCTCGGCATACCCAGATACGTAATATCCGAGTACAACGTAATTCATTGCTTATGCGGCGGTTGCTTTGATTACCGCAAAGCCAATGACGAGTGCATCAGAAAGTGAACTGGCAGTGAGGTTGCGTACTGCGATAGTAGCGGATCCTGCTGCGGCCCTAGCGCTAAGCGCATAGTCGCCTAGGTTACCTACCGATACGTGGTTCAGCACAACGATGTCAGTGGCTACGATTGTGCTATTCGTAAGCGTAAAGCTTACAGTGGTAGATGCTGCAAGAGAGGCGCCGTTAAGCGTAATCTGACCGCATCGCTTATTAAGCGTTACGCCTGTTGCCTTGCTCGTTGCTTGACTTACCGCACCGCCCTCGCCCGTGACGTAGCCAGCTTTATCGGTGTTTAGATTGCTAAAATTACTGTCGAGTTCGGCGTGAGTAAGAGGTGTGCCCTTGCCGGAACGAGTTACGATGGTACTCATGTCAGATTGCGCAGGGTAAGGACCGAAGAGTTCAGATAGAAGGTCTGAGCGGTGCTTGAGATGTTGGCGCCAAAGTCATCGTAGGCGATAAGCTCGTCTGCTGATGACGCTCCACCCCTGGACTTAAAGTAGACGGCACCGCGGGCCGTTAGTGTTGCTGTCGGCCAGTTTACAGCAGCGAATGTAAGCGTTACTTCGTTGTTTACCGTGGACTTTGCAACCGTACAGGTGCAGGTAACACCGCCAGCAGTGTAACCCGTGCCAGTAACCTCGTCGGTTACAGCGGAACGTTTGGTGTGGGTAAGCTTGTCCGGTACGTATGACGCAGAGACAAGCATAACCCTAAACGTATCCGTGTCGAAATCTATGTTGCCCTTGGCGCTGTCGTCCAGGCACGATAGGTAGATTAGGCTGGCCATGGGTTTACGTC